AAAGAAAAACTATATAAAGGTGGAAAATCATGACTGTTGAAATGATTTATTACGACTGGACGCCAGAGTCCATGCTTGAAGTGACCCTACCTGAACCTGATAACTTTCTAAAGGTTCGTGAGACACTTACTCGCATCGGCATTGCTTCTAGGAAAGAAAATAAACTGTACCAATCCTGCCATATCTTGCATAAGCAAGGTAGGTATTTTATCGTTCACTTCAAAGAACTATTTGCTTTGGACGGTAAAGAATCGAATATCACTGCAGGTGATATTGAGCGTAGAAATGCTATTGCTAGTTTGCTTCAAGATTGGGATCTGTTAAAGATACTAAATAATACGCAAGCCGAGCAAAAAGCATCGCTATCGCAAATTAAAGTTGTATCTTTCAAAGAGAAAGATCAATGGGAACTTGTACCGAAATATAATATAGGAAAGAAAACAAAATGATTAAACTTGAACTTGAAATTAATGAAGTAAACACAATTCTTGCAGTGTTGGGTAAGCATCCTTTCGAGGAAGTTGTTGCTTTGATCAGCAAGATCAAACAACAAGGCGACCCACAAGCCCAAGCAATTGCTGAAACTGCTGCACCTGCTGCTGAAACACCAGCAGCGTAAAGTATTCACCTTAGGACCGCTAAGTTACGAATCGCATAAAGCTGGTAGTGCGTTAAGCTACCGCTGGAAACAGTAACCAGCATTTTAATATGGCTCTCCTCGTTCGCTTCGGGTTCGCTGGAGGGTTTTTCTAACTCGCTTAATAGGAGCAACAAAATGGTAAGACAATTCATCCCCACAATTTTTGGTGATCACTTCAAAGACTTTGATAAAGTTTTTGTAGGCTTTGATGAGCAATTCTCAAAGATGCAAGCATTGCATGACGATCTAACTAAAAATATTCCTAACTATCCTCCATTCAATGTTCGTAAGAACGGAAATACGTACACGATTGAAATCGCTGTAGCTGGTTTCGCACAAAACGAAATTGATATTACTATCGATGGTGGTAAGTTAATCGTTAAGGGAAACTCTGAATCAGTAGATCCAGCAGACACTGATTACTTGTTCAAAGGTATTGGCATGCGTGCGTTTACTCGTGCGTGGGCAATCGGTGATCAGTATGAAGTTAAAGATGCTGAACTCTTCAATGGTGTTCTTAAAATCGCTTTGGATCAATTAGTTCCAGAAGAAAAGAAAGCCAAGAAAGTTCCAGTCAAGACTAAGGGACAGAAAGAGTTTTTGCAGGAGGATGCTTATGATAAAGCTGCTGAAAAACTTTAATACATTCCTTTCTGAATTATTCAGAGACAGAAACCAAACACTTGAACAGTATATCGTTTCAAACAATCCACAAAATTCTTCTCAAGTTGAAGCATTGGAACGTGAGTATTATGCTAAAATTCGAATGAGAAGTTTAGTATGAATCAGTGGATCCCAATGACAGATGATGATTGGGATTGGGTAAACGGTAAATTACCTGAACCAAAGAAATCATAGCAAGCAGGGGAACTTTCGGGTTCCCCTAAATACTTGTTATGATGAAAGCAAAACTATCACCAAACCTAATCTCTTTCTTTCTGGTTCGCAGAGGGAACTGGATGCTCAAGGTATCGGTGTATAAAAGCAAACAAGTTTTAGTTTTCATGCAACACGTTTATGATATGGACCAAATTGTTATGCAGTTCTTTCATAATCAAAATGACGCAGCAAATTTTATTGAACACATGATAGAGGAATAGTATGATTAAAGTATTTAAATTGATTAATGGTGAAGAACTTATTGCCAACGTAGAAGTTAATGGTCTTGGTTATACATTGAAAGATCCAGCTGCAATTGTTATTCAACGAACAGAAAAAGGTGTTGGGGTTGCTCTTGCTCCCTACATGCCATATGCCAACAGCGAGATTAGTTTATATTCAACAGCCATTGTTTCGGAATCAACTCCAAATGTAGATATGGAAAATGAATATAGTCGTATCTTCGGCACAGGAATTCAAATCGCGAACGTAATGCCTTAATAGGATTTGTTATATTATGAAATTGATTCCTAGATGTCATCCATCAAAATTAAAATTCAAAAAACAAAATCCTGCTTATACAGCAACTGGTTATCTATTACCTTGCTGCGAATGCGACAGTGTAAAAAACGAACAGGCATTTTCTGAACTTGGTTTTTTTGATGAGAGTTTAAAAGTTTCAAATGTTGAAACCATACAAAAAATTATAATCTCATCACAGTGGATGTCATTTCATAGGATGCTAATTGAAGCACCAGAAAATGCGCCAGATGTTTGTAAAAAGTTTTGTTCAGAACATGTAGTAAATCAAGAACTTCAATATGACAAATAATGAATTTGCAATTTTTTATAAGTCTTATGTTGATATTACTAAGAAAAGAAGCTGTAATGTTGACATAACATATAGATGTCCACTTGAATGCCCATTTTGTCAAAGACAAAGAGAAGGCGCAAAACAAAAAATATCAAATTCTTCAGATATTACATTTGAGGATTATAATAAACTTCTTAGTTATTTTAAGAATTTTAATTTGTGTGGCCAAATTTCTGATCCAATTTATCATAAAAATTTCTTAGAAATCTTAGATCTTTCAAGAAATACAAAACAAACTTCCTTTACAATACATACAAATGGAACAAGAAAAAAACTTTCTTGGTGGAAACCTGCATTCGAGAAAACTGATTCTAGATTTATTTGGATTTTTGGTTTAGATGGAACTGATCAAGAAACTGCAAATATCTATCGAGTAAATACTAGGTATGATGAAGTATTGGAAGTTATGAAACTCGGTGCTGCATTAGGTAAAATAATTCATTGGCAATTTATAGTTTTTAAACATAATGAACATCAAATTGAAGAAGCAAGAAAAATAGCCAAAGAAAATAATATTCAATTAATTATACTTAAATCTTCTAGATGGGAAGAACATAAAATAGTTAAAGAACCATCTCCTGAATGGAAATCTAAATATGATGTCATTAAACAATTTATACCAATAGAGGTAATATGATATTACATGCACCCAAATCCAATCAAACTGTAGAACTTAACATTCCTGAACATGTTAAGAAAATTGGAATTCATTTATCTGGTGGAGCAGATTCTGCAATTCTTCTTTATATTCTATGTAAACACATCAAAGATAATAATTTAGACATTACAATTTTGCCAATAACAAGTTGTATATTGTCAAGACCAATTATGATTGAAGGATCGTTTAGAGTAACAAATAAGATAAAAGAATTGTTCAATAATGAAATTCCATTTTTATTAGACAACTTTTTATATTACCGTGGAAGAAAACTTTTTAAATTTGAAGTTGAAGTAAATATACGAATGTTAGCAGAGGGTGTTGTTGATATGCTCGTTGGGGCTGGAACTTCCTATGCTTCAGAAGATGAACTCAGAAAAATCAACATGTGGGAAGATAGACCTGCGTGGAGGTCTGTTGAACTTAATCCTTCTAATCATGAGAACATAATTCCTGGAAATAACAAATATCAAATTTACAAACCATTTAATAGAGTAGATAAAAGATTCACAGCAGAAATGTATGATCAATTTTCAGTAAGAGATACTCTGTTTCCTGTGACTGAAAGTTGTATTGGAAATTTTTCTACAACTCATGGTTGGTCTAAACCTTGTAAAACTTGCTGGTGGTGTAAAGAACGATATTGGGCATTTGGTGCATATGATACAGAAAGAAGAACTTACCTAGAGAGATTGAAACACGAGGTTTACAGCTGGAAACCAGTTGAACCTGAAAGTGATGTAGATGAACAATCAATGAATCTTAGAATCGCAAACATAGAACATAGTAAGAAATGATTCATATTTGTACTTTAAAATACGGCACTCTATACTCATTAGAAAATGTTAACCGAATTTATGAAAGCGTTAAATCATTTTCTGATGTAAAGGTATTTTGTTTGACAGAAGATCCTTCTGGTCTTGATAAAAATATAAATGTAATATCACTGACTGAAGATCCAGAATTAAAGAAACATTGGAACAAACTAAGATTCTTAGATCCTAGTTTTACAGGTGCTTGTTCAGAAGATGATATTATTGTTATGGATATTGATCAAGTGTTCATACGTGATGCTTCTCCAATAATCTACAAAGAAGTTAAACACGGAGAAGTTTGTTTTGCTAATCGCTGGTGGACTCATCAGAAATATGGGTGCCCAATTAGTGGTGGTCTATTTAAATTTAAAGCAGACGGAAGCCACAAGTATGTACTAGATATGTTTTTAGATAAACCAGATTACTGGTTGTTGTTTTTCTATAACGCATACAAGCAAGGTAAGTATCCAGAGAAGATGCGTATGTATGCAGGAGAGCAGAATTTCTTATACGCCAATTTTAAGAAAAGCCATAAGCTGGTTTATTGGAACAAAGATTACATAGTTAAACTTTTGGAAGAACCAGATTTTATAGAAAGACAGAAAGTCCTCTATAAATACAAAGTGGGTGGAGAACTCATTGTTGATGGTAAGTTTAATCCAAATACAATTCTTGTAACATTTGCTGGTATCGGCAACGACATATATTCGCACGAGTTAATATGAAACCAATTTTAGTAGTAGCAACATACAGT